ATGGTGAAAGCGGCGAGCAACGAGGGGGCAGCGTCCGCCGAGGGGGAAGGCAAAGCGACGGCCTGATCGACTGGGATGCAGTCGTCGCTTTAATCATTGGCGCCACGACTTGGACGTGGGATCACGTCGAGGAAACCGTGACGTTCGACCGCTGGCAAGCTCTCAAACGCGAGTGGCGCCTGCGTCCGCCAGTCAATCAACTCGTTGCGTCGTTCCTGGATTATAAGCCGCCTTCCGATGAACCGCAGCCTCAGCTGACGACTGAGGAAATGGCGAGGATGTTCCAGATCATGGGCTGACTATTTTGCCTGTGTGAAATCTTTATAACCGTACTGCTCACATATCCCCGCAGAAAACGGGGTGCCTTCGAACATATTAACTTCGCTGCCTAGCGTCTCAAAGCCTCGCGGCTCTGCCTTCAGAAACTGACCTTTGTCGCTTCGAACAAGCTGAGCATAAAAGCGGGAATATCCTGTATAGCCGCCGTAGCTGTTTTTGCCGTTCACAAGGCTGCAATAATCCGTCACTCCGTCACGCTGCCGGTCAATGACGGGCATCCACTTAAACTGCGCGGCGCTCGGGTCCTTTAGCGAAGCCGCAATCTGCGGCGCGATAGCCGCCTTTTCAGCGGGCGTCAGCTCTCTTGAAGGCGCCGCATTGATCGCGGCGGCAGTCGGCGGTCGAGTCGCGGGCCCGCACCCTATGAGCGTCAGGCACGCGCTGATCAAAAAGAAGGCTTTCATTGTCATGTCACATACGACCGAGGGCGGGAGCGCCGGTAACTAAATGCCAAGCAACGTTCAAGTCAACTTCGTCGCCAGTCTGGAGGGGCTCACTACCGGGCTCACTCAGGCGCGGGCGGCGATCGACTCCTTTGTCTCGCAGGTCAAAAGCGGTGTGGGCAGCCTGACTGCACCGTTCGAGTCCCTGAACCGCGCGATCTTGGGGATTGCCGCGCTCGCGGCCGGCGGCGCTGTGTTTAAAGAGATCATTGATTCATCGGTCTCGGCGGCGCTCGAAACGTCAAAACTGTCGAAGTCAATGGGCGCCGGGCTAGAGGAGGCCGGACAGTGGCGGGTGGCAATGACCGCGGTCGGAATATCGACCGACGACTTTCGCCAAGCGGCCTTTATGTTGGATCGGCAGATTCGCACCAATTCTGAGGCTGTCGAACAAGCCGGCGTTAAGATCAGGGACTCGAATGGTCAACTGCTCAGCGGCATTCCGCTTATGCAGAACGCGATCGCGGCCCTCGCCCAATACAAAGAGGGCACTGATCGGACGATTGCATCTCAGGTTCTGTTCGGCCGCGGCGCGCAAAATGTCGCGTCTTTTATTCGGCTGAATTCTGCCGCGCTGGAACGGGCGGCAACGGACATGCGGGAACTTGGCCTCGGCATCGACGCGAACGATGTCGCCAAGGCCCGTCAATATAAAGTTGCGATCAACGAACTCTCTCTGTCGTTCGAGGGTATTAAGAAGGCGATCGGCGATCAGCTGTTGCCTTATCTGACGGCGTTCGCGAACTGGTTTAGGTCGGTTGCGCCGAGTGCAATCGCGACGATGAATGACAGGGTGCAGACAGCAGTGTTGTTCATGGCCGATCTGGTCGGCTCGATCGGCAACCTCGTCATCACGCTTGAGAGCAAGATCGCAGATATCAGCGGCGGCCTTGATAGGCTGGTCGGCAAACTCGGCGCCGCTGCCACGCTCTCGAAAACGCTCGCGCTCGACGCGAACCCGTTGGCCTGGATTAGGGCGGCTGACGACTTCCTCGTTAAGATGCATCAGCTCGACGCGCCCGTTGCTGGTGACATCGAAAAGTCCCGCCTCGCTCTGGAGGAGCAGCGCAAAGCCTGGGATGCCACTGTCGCCGGATGGCGGAAAACGCTTGAGGACTTAGGGCATGCAAAGCCTCCGAGCAGCGAGAGCCCTGCCGGGACGCGTAGTGCAGCGGGTCTGCTTTCGGAGGGTAGCGGCGCTTCAGACGCGATCGCCAAGGCGCAAAAGGAAATCGACGGCCAAATCAAAGTTCTGCAGCGCGGCCTAGAAGAGAAGCGCGCGATCTATGACGCCGACGTTGCGATCTTCGGCATGAGCGAGGATCGCAAGTTCGCATTGGTACAGAAGGCGACAGAGGACGAATACAGGGCCGAGCTAGCCGCGCTCGAAAGGCGCAAGGCAATCGCGGGCCAGACGCTGGCGGCCGTACAGGAGGCCGAGAACAAGATCGCCGAGCTGCGCGCAAAGCATCGCACCACGATGCTGCAGCTCGACGTGCAGTCGATCCAGACGACGGCGCAGAAGTGGCAGGAAGGTCTTAGCACGCTAACGAATTCCTTTAATTCGCAGCTTCGCGGGTTACTGGGCCGCACCACGACATTTGCTCAGGCGCTGAAGAGCATCGTCGGCGACGCCATCATGTCGCTGATCGGCGCCGCCGAGCAGATGGCGATCAAATGGGCGAGTTTAGAGCTTGCCAAGACGACTGCGAGCACAACCGGCGCCGCCGCGCGCGCCGGGGCCGAAAGCGCCGGGCAGGCGAGCGGCCTTGCCTCCATGATCGCCAACGCCATTAAGGCGATCGGCGCTTCCCTCGGGCAGACCTTCGCAGGCGTCAGCGCATTTTTAGCGCCGGTGCAGGGGCCCGCCGCGCCGGCCGAGGCCGCTGCCGTCACGGCGGCCGTCGATGCAGCAGCGATGGCCTTCATCCCGGCATCCTATGACGTCGGCGCTTTCCGCGTGCCGCGCACGGGTCTCGCAATGGTGCACCAGAATGAATTCATCGCGCCGAACACAGGGGGGGCGTCGGACTTCGCGCGAGCCGCTTTCAGCGGCGGCGGCGCTGCCGGCGGCGATACGCACGTGCATATGAGCTTTCCAGGAATCCTTGATGTTTCCGGCTTCCGCCGCATGGTGAAGTCGGAAGTCGACATGATCGCGCGCGCTGTCTCGGATCACATTACCTATAATCGCTCGGCGCGACCGTCGTATTGACGCATGACCCTTGCGCTGTTTCCGACGCTGCCTGGTATTACGTGGCCGGTTCAACGTACGCCATCCTTCTCAACCGATGTGCCGGAAGGCGTCGGCGGCAGGCGTACCGCCATCCGTTATCAGATGGAGCCGCGCTGGAAATACGACATTCCGATCGAGTTCCTGCGTGATCAGACCGGCTTTACCGAATACACGAGCCTGCTGAACCTATACCAGGGCTGCTTCGGTCGGTTTTTTACTTTTCTGTTCAACGATCTCCGCGACAATACCGCGACTAATCAGCCGATCGGCATCGGCGACGGCACGACAACGAAATTCTATCTCGTCCGATCGTTCGCCGGCTTCACGCAACGCGTCGCCGGAGCTGCGCTGAACGGCACGCCAACGATCAAAGTCGCCGGGGTCACGCAATCGCCGTCGGCCTTTACGATCGACCCTTACGGCGTCGTCACATTTAACGTCGCGCCGGCCGCGGGCGCCGCAGTCACGATCACGATGACATTCTACTGGATTTGCCGCTTCGACGAAGACCAGCTCGACCTATCCCAATTCATGGACCGCTGGTGGGACTGCAAGAGCATTAAGCTCTCGACGGAAATTATCACGTGAAGGCGGCCTCGCCGGCGCTGGAGGCGCTGCTCGAAACCGACGAGTTTGACGACTGGACCTGCTACACCTTCACGATGCGCAGCGGCGCCTCGCTGCTGCTCACAGAAGCGCCCTTCACGATCAAATCGGGCGCAACCGTCTGGCCTGGGTTCGGGCCGATCGTCGAAGGCGGCAAGGGCGGCGCATCCAGCACGTCGCGTGCGCATTGGCGCACCGGGACTGACACTGACGATTGGAAGGTGACGGTTGCGCCGCGGCTGGTTGACCCGGTCACCGGCGCAGCCAACCCCGACACGATCGGAGGGCAGCCGTTCCTGATGGCCTTGGCAAAAGGCGCACTTTACCGTGCCGACACGACGGTGCAGCGCGCCTATTTCGATCCGGCGACGGTGCTCAGCCCAGGCCCTGTCGCGGGGCAGACGCCGGTCGGTTTCATGACAATGATCCGCGGCCTGGTCGCAGATGTGGAGATCGTCAACGGGCAAGTGACGATCACCATTATGGACTATCTGAAGCTGCTTCGGACGCAGATGCCGTGGCGCATTTATCAGGCAGGCTGCCAAGTCACGCTATTCGATAGCCTTTGCAAGCTCTCGGCCGCTGCGTTTGCCTGCCCCGGAGCGGTGACCGGCGTTACGTCGAGATCGACCTTCGCTACCAGCGCGACCGTCTCGCCTCCCGGTTCCGGCACTTATGAGCTGGGCCGCGTTGCATTCACGAGCGGCCTGAACGCTGGTCTGCAGCACACGATCCAAAGCTGGGATGGCGCACATACTGTGACGGTTTCGCCGCCGTTCCCCTTCGCGGTGCAGACCGGTGACGCCGTGACGCTTTATCCTGGCTGCAACCACACGACGGCGCACTGCACAGCGTTCGGTAACCTGGTGAACTACGGTTTGGCCGATCCGTTCATCCCGCCGCCGACGACGACAAACGCATGACGGTGTGACACCCCTTTATGACTGAAATCGTTCAGTTTGAATGCGCGATGGAGACGGAGTCCTACGCGCGTCCAAGGGTCATCAAGTGCGCACGCGAGTGGCTCGGAACGCCGTTTCACGACTGCGCCGCGATTAAAGGCGTCGGCGTCGACTGTGCAAACCTGCTCGCACAAGTCTATGAGAGCGCCGGCGTGATCGCTCACGTCGAGATCGCACCATATTCGCCGCAATGGTTTCTGCACCACAGTGAAGAGAAATTCATCAGATACGTGCTTGAGGTCGGCGCACGTGAGATCGAGGAGTCGGATGCGCAGATGGGCGATGTCGTCATGTATAAAATCGCGCACTGCTACGCGCATGGCGGCATCATCGTCGAATGGCCGAGGGAGATTATTCATGCGCACAAGCCTTCGCATGCTGTCGTGACGGCGGGTGGCATGGACGGCGATCTCGGCTGGCGGCTGAAACGCTTCTTTTCGCTCTGGTGAATTAGCCGCTTCGCAGATGGCATCGCTCTTTAGTCGCGGCGGTCGCGTCAACACGCCGAACAGCCTTGTGGCTGCGGCGGCTCTCAATGTGCAGACTTCGGTTCAGGGCCGCCCGCGCGCGATCGGATGGGGCACGGCGATGCTCGCCGGCAACATCATCGATATCCAGGATTTCACGCCGGTCCTCGTCTCGAACTACTCTTCGGGACCGAATGCGTCGGCCGGCAAAGGCGGTCACGCATCGGCGCCGGCGACGCCGACCTATGCCTGGACGTATTATGCAACGGTCCTGACATCTCTCTGCGAGGGGCCGATTGCATCGGTAAATAAGTTCACCGGCGACGGGCTCACAATGAGCACGGACCCGAGCGGCTTCGGGACGGTTTTCACCGGGACGCAGACTCAGACGGCTTGGTCTTACATGGCCAGCCGGCATCCCGCCAACGCTTTAGCGTACCGCGGGGAAGCCTATCTCGCTTATGGCCCGATGTTTCTCGGGACAAGTCCATCGGTCCCGAACTTCACCTATGAAGTGACCTTCGGCATTCACGGCGTCGGCTCAGACTTTCCGCTTGACGCAAATCCGAAGGACGTGATCGCGGACTTTTTGACTAACGTTCAGTACGGCGTGCCTGGTTTCCCCGGCTCGCTCCTCGGCGATTTCACGGCTTACGGCAACTATTGTCAGGCATCGGGACTCGTCGTCTCGCCGGTCCTTACCGGCCAAATCGAAGGCAGCCAGTTTCTCGCCGACCTGATGCAGGCCACGAATTCCGAGCTAGTCTGGTCTAACGGGCTCCTGACCGCTGTTCCCTACGGCGATCAGCCGGTGACGGCACACGGCGCGACGTACACGCCGAACAACTCTCCGGTCTATGTGATTGATCCTGCCGACCTGTTGCCGCTGCAGGGCGGCGATGCAGGCGACGCCGGTAGCAACATCCCGATCGGGATCAAGATCAGGGATAGCGAGAAACTTAAGAACATCGTTCGAGTATCTTATCTGGATCGGAGCAATATCTATACAGAGACGCCGCTTGAATGCCGCGACGAGGCATCGATCTCCGATCTCGGTCAGCAGCCGACCGACGTGCGCGCAATGCAGATGTTCAAGCTGCAATCGGCGGCGTCGATGTCGGCGGCCCTGCAGCTGACTCGCGAGCAGGTAAAGACGACGTTCTATATCACGGTGCCGCGGTCATTCATCCGACTTGATGCAATGGACCTGATCAGCCTGCCGCTCGACTATTACGGGCTGTGGGATACGCCGCAGGTCGTGCGCATCAAGGATATTGCCGAGAACGCGGACAAGTCGCTCACGATCACGTCGGAAGAGTTTCTAGGTACAGCCTCGGCGCCGCTCTATGCGCGCCAACACATTTCGCACGGTGTGCCGGACTTCAACGCCGATCCCGGCAACATCAACCCGCCGGTCTTTTTCGAGCTTCCGAACGCCGTCTCGCAAGGAACGGCAGTTTACGCTGGGATTTCGAGCACTAATCCGATCTTTGGCGGCTTCGATATCTATGCGGCGACCGACGCGGCCGGCGCGAATTATGTCCTGATCGAGCAGGTCAAGGGCACTTCCCGCATGGGCGTGACGACGGCGGTTCTGCCTTCCGCCTCGGCCGTGCCGGTCAGCGACTTCGTCGATCTGACGAATACGCTTTCCGTCGATCTCTCGCAGTCGGGCGGCGTGCTCAGCTCCGGCGATCTCGTCGACATGATGAACCGTAGCACCCTCTGCTACGTCGGCGGCGAGCTTGTTGCCTACCAGAATGCAGCGCTGACATCGTTCAATCACTACAACCTTTCGCCGTTGCTGCGCGGCGCCTATGGTTCGCCGATCTCGTCACATCCGATCGGCACGCCTTTCGTGCGCATCGACGGCAACGTCGTTCGCATCCCGTTCGAGAAGGCGCGCGCCGGCAGCCTCGTTCACATAAAGGTAGTGCCGTTCAACGTTTGGGGTGGCGGTCAGAAGACGATCGCGGACGTGACGGCATATTCCTATCGGATGGTCGGGACGGCCGTCGATCCAGAAGATGTCACGGATTCGACGACGGCGGACGAGGTCTCAAACGCCGCGTTCATCGCGGCGGTCAACGATCACAAAAAGACGGTCGTGGCGCGCAATGCCGCTGCCGTGGCGCAGGCGTCGTCTGCCAGCAATTCGAAGACGATCACCGATCTCGGCTTCGCCTTGGCGACCTACTCGCTGACGAATTCGGTCCGGCTCGGCGAGGCCGCGGCGGCAACAGCCGATGAGGCGACGGCCCGTGTGACGGGCGACAGAGCGGAAGCCAATAGCCGCGCCGCCGTCCTAGCGGCGCTCGACCTGGCGGAATCCGACGACATCAACGCCGCCTTCATGGCGGCGGTGAACGACTGGAAAAACCGCCGCAGCAATGCCGATGTGGCATCGCGGGCGCTCGCCGGCGTCCAGCAGAACGCGCAAGCCATCGTCGATCAGCAGAAGTCCTTCGCTACGTGGGGCCTCCAGGTCTATGCGCAATTCGGCCAGCAATTCGCGTCGATCACGCAAAATGCCACGGCGATTGCCACGGCTCAGGGCTCGATCTCCAGCCTTCAGACGACGGTCACGGCGCAAGGCGCGTCGATCACGACTAACGCGACGGCGATCTCAAACGTCAACGGCACGCTCGCGGCGCGC